CGATGGGGTTTCCTATGTCGGTTTCCATTTTCTAATATAGTTTTTGTTTTTTTTAAGCGTCTTCTTCCTCACTTTCACTCTCATCGTCGACGATGAAATCCTTGAGATTCCCGTTTTCATCGGCGTCACTGTCATCCTCCTCTTCACTCTCGTCGGAATAACACTCGTCTTCCGTGTCAAGATCTGAATCGAAATCCGTGTCGTGTTCATCCGATCTGTAATCATCAACGAGATCCTGCTCCGTGGGCTGGAAAAGCTCGGGTTTCTTTATCTTGCGTCCTGATCGAGTAATCATTTAAATTGTATAAGTTACTTCTGTTTAAGTAGTTTTACGATGTTCGCGTGTAACCCATGTGTTCTGGACGTATTCTTTTTGCATTTAGGACACTTTTGCTTTATCGTAGTTCCGTCTATCACGTAAGACATCACGGTATCATCATGAGCTCTCCTGGTCGTCTCACAATACGTAGAAGTCGTGAGTGCGACAAACTTATTTCCATCTCTACGAATACTCACCACTCGTGTATCGTCTGGGGCGTTCATATTTTTTCGAATAAAAGCTTCGATTTGAGGTTTGACATCGGATTGATTAATCGCCGGCTTATCGACAAACTTTTTAATCTCGGGACACTTTTTGAGATCTTCCTTCCTGGGGTATAAGTGATCTACGATAGCGGGGGTCAATTGGTGTCTTCGACCGCAAAAGTCTTTACAAAAACCGTCGCGTCGTCCCCGGAGTGTTTCGCAGAGACAGAAACACTTTTGGAGAATCGTCTGTCCGCTGATGATGAACCATACGTGATTCGATCCATGCTCTCGCTTGAGGTTTTCACAGTATCTCGAGGTTGTCGATACCAGATACGTATCCTTCTTCTTAAAAAGTTTAGACACGTAAGCACCCCCTTGGCCTTCCATATTTTTTCGAATAAAGTCTTCAATCATACTCTTCACCATTTCGTTGTGTATCTCATCTTTCGTTTGTTCCTTCGTAAATGTTCCTTCTTTGACTTTGGTCGATGGAGGATCCACGTGGGTCACCTGAGGTTCATTCGTTCGAACGACAGCCATCTCGAGGATTTCAACGGTTGGATCCTGATTAATTTGTAAGATGGCGCTCAGAGGAGGACCGGGACGATACACGAAAAGAGGGAGGTAAGCGACCTGATCCACTTTTCCTTTTTCACACTCTGCACATCCTTGGCCACCGCACACATCGTGTTTCACTCTCTTATACGACCACGGCATTCGAAATCCACTTCCTTTTGTCTTTCTGTCCGCGTTTCCATAAACAGATGCATCTATGATTTCATTCCAATCGACAGCCCCGTTCGCTTTGGAGAGCGCCAAAAGGATATGGTCTCGAAGGGCGATCGCCGAAGGCTGGTCGACCACAAACCCCGGCCAGTTTAAATGCACACCCGTCTTTGTGAGGTTACCGCTCTTTTTTGGAGGCGCCACAGATATGAGACAATCACGACCACCGTGTCGTTTTACCTTGTCGCAAATGATTTTACAAACGTCCTTAATTTGTTCGAGTGTGAGTGCTTCGTCATTCTTGTAATCGATATCCACGAAGAAGTTGTATCTTTCACTCTTCTGTTCGACGACGTAAAGCCTTTCTCCACGTTTCACCGCTTCCACGTACCTTTTGTGAAACTCTTTCAATTTATCAAATGGCACGGAGAGGACGCCACCGTCCATGAGCACATGTGATAGATTGGCTGCATGAGTAAAATTTTGAGACGCACACCAACTCTTAAACATACCTAGAGTACGCCTTTATTCTCTAAACCATCGCATGGTCGAGACATCCGGAAATTCTTTACCTTGAGATAATTCTTTTTTGATGGTTAATAATTCGTATACGGTCTTCGATTCATTTTCTGTGATCCACTCCGCGACTTCCTGATCACAGAAGCCTCGGTTCTTCTCGAGAAGTTCACCAATCTGTCGTAAAATGAAAGCCTTCGACTTCATTATTTAATAGAGAAGGTTTTTCTATTCAAAGAACTTATACACGCGTAAAATTGGGGATTTTTTAAGACGTTATCGATGATGAGTTTCCAACGTTTTCGCGAATTAAATTCTTCCAACGTATCGTAACTCATATAATCGTTTTCGTCGTATGTTTTTCTGATGGGTTGTTTCATGACCTTCCTGATATTCATCTTGTGCTTTTCTTCGTAAAACTTTTTAATCTGTGCGTGTTGTTCTGATCTCGTGAAGTTGACGAAAAATATAAAGACATTATATTCGAGATCCACACTGGGACTTTCTTTAACTGTAAATTTGAATTCTGTATATTCACCATGCTTAAGGGAAACCACACCTCGAGTCTCCTCCTCGAGCTCCCTGAGGGCTGTGCGTAAAGGATTGAATATTTCACGGCGACGACACCCACCCGTGACGAAAATCCAATCCTTGTACCGCCAATCCCTCACTGTGAGAAATCTCGGTTTCCCGTCAGCAAAGCTAACCGGGACCGCTATTGCTTTGTATTTTTTCATTGCGCATTCGCAAGTTATAATAAGGTGATATGTTTATTCTTCCTTCTTTTGCTCGGGCTCTGGTTCAGATACGGGCTCTGGTTCGCGAACGGGCATGGGTGGTGGTGTGGTGAGATGCTTCACGACCTGGGCAGAAAAAGACTTGAACGAGTTCATCTCCTCCTTAGTCTTATTGAGTTCGCGGAATAGGAAGATAATGCCGACGGCACATACGATCGTGGCGACCATCATGAGCGTGTCACGATTGACGGGAATCATTTTGTACTTGAAAATATCTTTTTTCTTTTAAGCAATCGCACCCATATTGGTTTTACCTTGTGTAGGGCATTCGTAGGGGGACTGAGCAAATTGGACGGCTTCGTAATGCGCATGTTCACACGATTTGTCTGTCGAGGGTGTGGGCTGCCCGACAAACTTTTCGAGTGTCCTGGATTTAGGATTGTACGTCAATACAAAAACGATGGCGAGGAGAAATAACACTTTCCACATGTACTATTTAGTTAGAATATAAAAGGCCGCCCATACCATTCTCAATACGTAAAACGTTGTAGTTCACAGCGTAAATGTCCTTAGTGCAGTTCGCGGTATCGTTGACGATGCGAGCCGAATCGAGACGGGAGAAGTTGAGGGAACCGGTGGGCTGGAGCTTCGAGACATCGAGGCAGAAGGGGTAGAAGAAGAGCTTCTTGGCGGTGGAGGAGTCACCGTTGGAGGAGTGGTAGTAGAGAGGCACGGTGGTGAAGTGAGGATCGGCGAACTTGTAGTCGGCGACGTCGGTGCCGTTGATCTGGAGCTTGAGCTTGTTGCTGTTGCCGAGGATAGCGAGGTCGGAAGCATCCGCGGACGCGATGTACTTCACGGGGTGATTGAAATTCATCTCTTGAATCTTGGAACCGGAAGCGATCGCCTTCTGCACCTGGGTCATGATCATGTTCTGAGGGGAGCCGGCGAACATCTCACGCTCCTGGGTATCGAGGTAGGCATAGTTCGCGTAGACATCCCACTTATCAGCAATGGCGGCAGTCCCCCAAGTGATGCGAAGCTCCACATCGTGGTACTGGAGGGAGATGAGGGGGAGAGCGGACTGCCAGTTCTCACAGAAGGAAAAACGAAGTGGGTAGAAACGGCTGGAACCATTACCACCGAAAAGGTTTCCGGAGATAGACTTGGCGGAAGAGGTGGCCGAAAGCGCGGGCGCGATCAGAGTGGAGAAGATGGAATCTTGCTCGTCGATCACCTGACCACCCACGAGAAGCTCCACCTTGGAAATTTTGGTGCGCCAGTCCGTGGCGCTGTAGGCAGTCGTTTGAGTCCCAGAGTTGGGAACGATGTAGACGTAGCCGAGCATGTCACCCTTGCGCTCGAAGCGGACGGTCGACATACCACCGTTCGAGACGTTGCCTTGGATGACCTGACGCTCGACAGTTTGGGAAAAATTCGTATGACGTTTGTAGGTAGACCTAAAAAAAGATACCTCGGGCTGGCCGACGAGGTGCACATCCTGAGCGCCGACGGCGACGAGTTGGGCGATACCACCAGACATTTTATAATATAGTGAGAGTTTATTTTTAAGTGCTGAAAACACTTGGATACGAGAGAAGTCCTTCGGACTTCGATCGGGATGGTGATCAACTTACAAAC